CAGGGTTCCTGAAGTTAAAGTCTACAGAACAGGAGAGGTGACCCTAGATGGGAGGTTTCCGACAAAGCTGGCGGGCAAGGCTGGGGAGCAGAAAGAAGAGTTGAGGCTCTTCGGGATAGGCACTGCCTTGAACAAGGCGGGGTCTTCGATTTCGGCAGAGAAGGACAAGAAAGTGCTGGCTTACCTTTCGGGTAATCTGATGACGCCTGGGTCTAAAAAGAGGCAAGAGATGCTTCACAGTTCGGCTCAAGACCTTATGGAAAAAAACAGAAGGGCCTACATGGCAGACTTCGAGGGTCACAACCAGAACATGCAGGAAGGGTGCTGCTCTGCTGTGGCCGCAGAGTTTGCAAAAGTCCAAGGAGACGACAAGGGGCAGAACCACACCCGGCTTTTCAGACATATAGACGTCTTTTACATCAAGGAATACGAAGATGAAGTTTACACCATAAAGGGCCAATACGGCGGTATAGAAGGTTGGCAGAATCCTTTTTGGACGGCTATGAGCTCAGTGATAGTAGACAGCGCCAGGGATGAGAGCCCCCTAAGGATAGTTTCCGATCTTGTTTACTCCGACGACATAGCTGCCATCGTCGAAGAAAGTGAAGATCAAGGGATGCTGGTGGAGCCATTCTTCAAGCACATGGAACAGCACGCAGAATCTGTTGGTCACAAGCTGAAGATGTCTCAATGCGCATATTCCGACAACAGGATTACGATGCTGAGAGTACATCAGCACAAGGGACTCAGGGCCGATGCGACATTGAAGAGATTGTGTTCCGTGTCTAGCATGTCGGAGGCAAATTTTCACAGCGAATCGCAGGAGATGGCCTCGGTGAGCTCATCGACGACATCTGCCCTTGAACAGTCGAATCACCCCTTCTCAACTCAGTACTTAAAGCACTGTCACTCATTCTCCCTCATGAGGACAAGTTTCCTTAGCACGGTTTCAAGGGTAACCACAGCATCTGCGTTGGACATTACAAAGTTTAGCCCGCAGGCTCAAGCCTCCATGTGTGTGAGGACGAGAGTATTCCTGAACGAGGCAGCAAAGACTAGGGAGGAGTCCTGGCTCGCAAAGGAGGTGATGAATCTGAACCGGCAGTCTAAAGAAAAGAGTCATGACCAGATGAGCTCCATACAGAGGTCGGTGGGTCTACTTACAGACCTTGGTTTCAAAGTTGACAGCGCCTACTCGACCGATCACGTCTTAACGGAGGAGATACTTATGGGTTCACCGCACAAGGGCAAGGGTAGTTACATGTTGATGATTTACATACTGGGTCTGTACTCGCCAGAACAGTACGGTGGGAGGGGCTTAGAGTTCGGACTTTACCAGATGTTAAGCGGTCACTCGGTCAGTAGCACGCGGGTCGCAGATGCAATGTCTATAATGATGATCCAAGCATGCGGGCCTAGCTCTCAACTGACCAAGTTGCTCAGCACCGCGTTTGCAGCTTCGGACCCAACATCTGAACCTAGAGAAGAAGTTTCTTGTTTAAGCACTCACTTCCCTGCGAGGAGAGGTATAAACACCGTTGGTTCGTTGGTGGAG